CTGAAAATGGCAATGGTGGTCTTCTCAACCCAGAGCAGTCAGCTCGTTTCCTAGACTATATGTTCGACGCAACCGTAATTGGAAAAGTCGCACGTACAGTCAGAATGAAGTCTGACACAACAGAAATTGACAGAATCGGAGTAGGCGAGAAGCTTATGAAGCTCGCTTCAGAAGGTGACAACACTGGTACAAACGCAGCAGTCACATTCTCAAAGATCTCTCTCACAACAAAGAAGCTACGTCTTGACTGGGAGCTCTCAACAGAGTCACTAGAAGACAATATCGAAGGTCCAGATCTAGAAGACCACATCGCACGTATGATGGCAACTCAGGCTGGTAACGATATTGAAGACGTTCTACTTAACGGTAACACAGCACTTTCATCAGATGCTCTTTACAAAGCATTTGACGGTGTTGTAAAGAAGGCCAAGGCAAATGCACACGTCGTAGACGCAGCAGGTGCAGGACTTTCTCGTGCTGTATTTAACTCAGCACTTAAGGCACTTCCACGCAAGTACAAGCAACGTCGTACAGACCTACGCTTCCTTGCAGGATCAAACTTGATCCAGGATTACCTATACTCAAACTCACAGAACATTCAGAACGTTACTCCACAGGACATTGCTTCAGGCATCATCCGTGGTGATGTTCCAGTTCTTGGAGGTCCAGCAGGATATGTAGCTCCATACGCATTTGGTATTCCAATCGTTGAAGTTCCACTTCTTCCAGAGACACAGGCTGGCGATTACGCACAGGCTGCAGGATCACACGGAGATGTTCACTTAACATTCCCTAACAACGTTGTTGTTGGTGTTAAGCGTGACGTAACTGTTTACCGATTCTTCTGGCCACGTAAGGACTCAATCGAGTACACAATGTATACTCGTGTTGGCGTTCAAATCGAGCAGGCAGACGCTTGGGTCGTTGTAAAGAACGTTAAGGTTGCTTCCTAATTAGGAATTAATCACAGAGAGGCCCCCAATTAAATTTGGGGGCTTTTCATTTTAATTATACAATGCTATAATGGTTTTACCTAGAAAAAGGAGTATTAAATGTCTTTTGACACATTAAAGGTCGCGGATCTAAAGTCAATTGCAGAAGAGTTTGCAGTTGAAACAGACGGACTTAAGAACAAGCAGGATATAATTGCAGCACTAGCAGAAGAAGGTGTTACATATGCAGTATATGAAAAAACACTTAAAGATGTAGAAGATGCAAAAGAAGAGGTCGAGGTACTTCCAGTATTTGATCCAAAGGCAGATCGCACAGAGGATACAGTATTGGTTATGATGACAAGAGCAAACCATAGATATGATATTATGGGGCACACATTTACTCAGATCCATCCGTTTGTAGCAATGCACAAAGATTCAGCTCAACAAATTTTTGATAAAGAGGAGGGTTTTCGTTTAGCCACACCAAAGGAAGTTCAGGAATATTACGGCTAAGCTTAAACGCAACAAATGGAAATTATAGTAGGAACAAACTCACCAGTAAAGCAAAGAGTATTTTGGAAGGGCGGGATAGCCCAAGCAGACTCTTTGCCCACTGTTAAATTTTATGATGTAACAAATGATCCATCAGTAGAGCCTTCTATAAATCCAAACACTTTACTTCTAACCCAAACTGCCGAAGAGGCAGAAACAGATAGAGGAGTATATCTGGTATACCCTCCAATATCTTTAACAGATAGACCAAGGACATTGAGGCTAGTTTGGGAATATGAAGTAGATGAAGAAAGTGTAACAAAAGAGCATTTGCTTGATGTAGTAAAGCCATATGTTGATTTAACAGAAGCTGCAGATTCTCTGGGATTTGGCTTTGATCAGTCGGATCCTAATTACAAAACATTTGCAGATTTAGCAGCAGCAGAAAGATATGCTAGAAAACTTATTGAAAGTTATACTGGACAAGAGTTTTATTTGTATGACGATGTAAATATAATTTACGCTACAGGATCAGAAGTGCTTCCGCTTCCATACAAGATAAATGAGATACACTCAATACACCTAAACGATATACTTCTTATAGATAGATTAAATAATATCGATAACTGGAATGTCCCAGTAGAAATATCTTCCAGTGGTTTTGGCATAAAGGTAAACAAGTCTGGATTACTAGACAATGTAGTATATACAGCAAACGGAATGATACCTCCAAGCATTAATGATTACGGTAATGGCTCTTTTGTAAATGGAGGAGCTTACAGAATCGAAGGAAGATATGGTTGGGATGAGGTCCCACATGAAGTTCAATTAGCAACAATAGAGCTAATGAAAGATTTTTTCTCTAAGGATAAAGACTGGAGAAACAAGTACTTAAAGAGTATACAGACATTTGACTGGCAGTTTGAATATGATACTGCAACATTTAGCGGAACTGGAAACAATTACGCTGATCAGCTTTTGTCAGGGTATGTTCTAAGCACAATGGTTTTGATATAATGAACAGAATCGTAGACTCTATTCTTAGCATGAAAATAGATGTTTATGCTCAAGAAGACTATCAAGATCCAAATACTGGAGCAATTAAAAAGTCTTGGATATACCAAAGAACTATACCTTGTTTTGCAAAAGGAATAATAACCAACTCTGCCACAAGTAGGGGTGGAGACAATAGAGCAATATCTGTTAAGTATGTAGATAACCAGACTATTGAAATTAGAACAGAAACAAGATTAACATACAGAGAAAAAGTAACTAATATTAGAGATAACTCCAACAATCCAATTTGGATAGAGTTGAACTATCCAAATGATACGCCAACAGTATTTGAAATAACAAGCTCAACACCAATAACAGACCCATTTGGTAATTTAATGGCTTACAACTCAATTGCTAAAAGATCAGAGAGTCAATTAATTGGAGACTAGTGGAGTAGCATTACTTCAAGCTTCTTCTGGTCTAGAGAGATTGATGGTGGGTGCACCTCAAACTGGAGTTTTAAGAGATAGTAATGTGGCACAAATATCTGCATTCCTATACTATCAGGCAAATGTCGCAGCAAGATTAGAATCCAATAAAGCATTCCAGAGGTTATTTAAAACAACAATATTTAACCAGATAGAAAAAGACTTTGGGTTGTTTATTGATTCTCAGGCTAGAACAAAGCCAAAAGCCTTACACCATGTATACGAGTGGAACAAAACAGGGCAAGCAACCAGTCGTCTTTTTAAATTAAACCAGTTAGATGGAGTTGGACTATCATTTAGAATTAACTATGAGTTTAAGATTTCCAAGTCTTCGGTTCCATCTAAGAATAGAGAGCAGACAAGCAGATATGTTTTTGAAAGAAAAGCAGCTGTTATGGAAAAAGGAATGCCAGTTGTAATTAGACCAAAATCTGCTGAAAGATTAGTTTTTGAAATTGACGGAGAAAAGGTTTTTATGCCAAAAGGCAAATCAGTTACAGTAAAAAGCCCTGGAGGCAGAGCATCAACAAATCAATTTGATTTAACATATAGCAGATATTTTAGCGGACCAATGGTTAGCAACTCAATAAAGATGTCTGGATTCCAGAATCTGTTCGGAGCCAAGTTTGAAAGAGCGATGAGAGTTCCTTCATCTATTGCCAAGGTGCGTTATTCCTTTAGTCCAGGTACAATTAGACTACAGGCCGAGGCGGCACTAACAGAAAAATTCGGAGGAGTATTTTAATGACTAATTATGGAATAGACGCCATGTACGAGATAAGAAAGCATCTATGGCAAGAGCTTTTGTCAAACAACATAATTGATCAAAATGCTTACTATAGCGATAATCTAGGTGAGTCAATTATTCCAATTATCCCAGTCCAGCAAGCACCAGAAATGAATCAATTCTTGAGCGGTAAGACTCATATAGTCTACGATAAGATAGGAAGCACATACGAGGAGAACTGGATGATATGCTGCGAGAAGATATCATTTACTATATACTCAGTAGATTTCGCTGAAATCAATATAATTCGAAACATGATGATTGACGTATTTAGAAGAATGGACGATTCAGCCAGAGACCTAAACATGTCAAA